TTTGGAGTCGGTGGAGTTTGGCGGTGAGGGTGCGTTGTTCTCGGTTGCATACCTGGCAGGTGGTCCATTGGTCGTTGGGTCCGGCGGTGAGCATGCTGCCGCAGAGTTCGCATGGGCCTATTTCGCGGCGTTGTTCGGGTGGGTCGAGTGTGCGGTCGATCTGTTGGGTGAGGCGTTGGATTTGGGTCATGTACATGCCGCTGTCGGGGAGGCTGGCGAGTCGGGGGTGTGCGGCGCAGTCGAGGAGTCGTGTGGCTAGTGGGGTGGCTGGCGTGATTTGTGGTGTGAGTGCGTCGACGCCGTTCAGTCTCTCCCGTAGTTCGGTGGTGGTGTTGTCGAGGAGGTCGATGAGGTCGAGGACTTCGAGGCGGATGGGTGTGGGTGGTGTGGCGGGTTGGATGCGGATGGGGCTGTGGCCGCCGGGGTGGAGGGTCGCGTCGAGGCTGTCGGTGAGCGGCGTGACGTCGCGTGCGGCCTGCATGAGGAGGCTGGCGAACATGAGCTCGCAATGGATGCAGAGCGTGTACCCGGTTTCCTGGGGGTTGATGGTGGTGTGGCAGTGTTGGCAGTTCATTCGATGGTGGTCTCTTTCTCCAGTTCCTGCAGCGGCATGGTCCAGATGCGGGTGAACGTCTCGACTTCCTCGCGGGTTGGTTCGGGTCCGGTATCCCACGTGTCCTGTTTGGTGTGGTGGTGTTGTTTGGGTGGTGTGAACGGGGTGTGGCTGATGGGTGTGTGGAAGCATCGGTGGGGTGCGAGGTACAGGCCGGTGGGGTCGAGGCTGCGGCTCATGCTTTCGTTGATGAGTCTGGGCTGGTCGAGCCCGTCGACCCATTGGATGCGGGTGAGTGGCCGGTCGAGGATGATGGCGGTGATGATGTCCTGGCCGGTGATGATGCCGGGATCCCATGATTCCCACACGTCGGTCTGGCAGGTGATGGTCCATTCGGCGCACCCGTCGCATTTACGTGGAGTGATGTGAGCGAGGTTGTGGTCGGGGCATAGGCGGCGCAGCCATGGGGGTCGACGGTTGGGCTTCATCGGTGGTCACGCTGCGTGATCCAGTGTTCCACGTCACCGGCGCGGTAGACCACATGGTTGTATCCGAGCCGTATGCAGTGAGGTCCCTTCCCGTGCTGTCTCCATCTGGCAAGCGTGGGAAGAGATATGCGGAGCATGGCTGTCACTTCCACGGGCTTGAGTAGTTTCTCTTCATGTTTCATGATCGCCTTCCTGGTTAGTGTTTCTGGTTGATGATGGTGGTGACGGAATTCCAGATGGTGGTCAGTTCCTGGTCTCCCAAACCGGATATTCTTCCTCGTTCGTAGAATTCGTTTCTGATGTTCGTTTCGTTCTCGGGGTGGTTGATTCTCCGGCCTAGTAGCCAGTTGAACAATGTCGAATTGCGTTGCCCTTCGGGGATGGCACCCATCTCTGGATGTCCGGTGCCGTCGAGGTTGGGGGTCATGTCGCGCATGATGTCGTCGACGCTTGGCAGGCTCCCCGTTCGAGTGACGCGTGCCGAGAGGGGCGCGTGGTGCGACTGGGGGGTGATGCCTTCGACGTACCCGTTGGTTTCGAGCCAGTCGGCGAGCTGGTCGCTCATGATGGGAACGCCGTCCTGGGGCATGTCGAGGAGCCGGTATTCGCCTTTCATGGTGTGGCTGCCGGGTCCGATGACGTAGCCTTTGCGTTCGCAGCGGATGTCGATGGGGATGCCGTTGTTGTGCACGCTGTTCTTCAATCGGCCGATGAGGCGTCCGGGGAGCAGGTAGTAGGCGTGCACGCCGCCACTGGGCGTGCCGACGAGGTAGGTGGCGGGGAACTGGCTGGTGCCGTAGTCGCCGACCTGCGTGTTCAGGGTCGTCCACCCGTCCGTCTGGTCCGGGGGGTCCGCGTGGGGTTTGTCCATGTCGATGACGGCCATGCCGAGTGAGGGCACGACCGCGTACGCGTCGGTACTAGGTCGGATCGTGGAGTCGTAGGCGGGGTCTTCGGTGAGTCGTTTCCAGTTGCGGGCGACCTTGTCCGCTCCGGCGGGCGTGTAGTCGGCGCGGAACCCGAATTCCGTTGGGAGCGGCAGGGGGTCGGCTTCGATCGGCTCGGGTACGGGCGTGACCGTCTGCAACTGGCTTTCCAATTGTTCCCGGTCACGCTCGTAGGCGTTACGGTATGGGGCGAAACGCGTCTCATCCTTCAACGTGATGATTCTCTGTACGGCTCCTTCATCTTTGAGCCATTTCCGTCCACCTCGTTGTAGGCCAAGTTTGGAGATGATATCTCGCTGCTCACTTCTGCGAAGCGGCTCAATGAGGCTGCTGAGCGCGTATCCCTTCGCACAGATGGAATCTATGACGGCTTGTTCAAGATCGGTAATGTCATTCGGATTGCCGATGCTGACATCGGTGAAGGGATCGTCTCCATACTTCTTCCAGACGATGCATCCCGCCATCAGAAATGGTGCGGCCCCATATTGATCGATGAATTCGAGAAGTGGCTGGAATTCCGCGGGCTTGCGATTGTCCTTCATTCGCACCTGGGCGAAGCGTCGCGATATCGCGGCATTGAGCGTGGTAATGACATCATTGTTTGTGGCGATGATGAACGTGCATTTCGGGGAGAAGCTCACGGCATTTTCGCCGATGCGCCGCGCGGCGACCTCATCCCCAGTGCTTATCTTTTTCAAGTAAGTGAGTTGGTCGATGCCGATGGCGTCTGCATCTTCGTCGTATGCCCATAGTGCTCCAATGAGCTTCCCGGTCTCCTGCTGTGTTTCAAATCCACCATTGCCACGTTTCCCTCCGAGGACTCGCTGTGAGTCGATGCTGGCTGTGAGTCGTGGGAATGATTTCCGAAGCGATCCGAGGATGATTCCTTTGCCGTTGCCACCATCCCCGTACAGGATGTAGGTCAAATGCTTGTATGGTTCGAGCAGAGGGGTTGGGAAGAGTCTGGCGAGGTTCTGCGCGGAGTGAATGTCAACGGTGATGTCTTCGAGGTATGCGACCGCCTGTTGACTGATTTGCGGGTCATATGGCATGCCGATGGTGAGTTCGAAGGGCTGTTGGAATGCGGGGTCAGTATTGGTGAGTGTGGTTATGCCGTTGCCGGTTCGCAAGTAGGCGCGGTTGGCGAATTTTATACCGTGCTTTACTCGTACGGGAAGTTTCGCGCATTCGACGCGAAGCTGCTCATTCCATGGGTAGTATGCGTTTTTCGTTTTGACGTGGTATTCGTTTTCCAGGTTGCTGATCGCATGCCAGGTGTCTAGAAGCGCGTTCTCTCCTGTCTGGTCGGTGTCGCGCACGAAGAGCGTCTTGTTGTCGTCTCCGAGCAGGAGAGAATCGTTGCGGTAATCCCAGAGTGCTTTCGCGTATCCGTCATCTGCATATGGCGTGGTTCTTCCGTTGCCGGTTTCTCTCTGGGGTATTTTGACGATCTGCCCGATTCTGTCGATGAAGCAATGGGGTTCTTCAAGTGGCGCAGTTTGCATGCCATGCAGCAGCAGTCCGACGTATTGCGGGCCGTTCGGTATTCGCGAGCAGCGGTGAGAGCTGTAGTAGGTCATTTCCGCTTCCTTATTCTTTCTTGACACTTCTGACAGTTGTTGACACTTGTTCTGTCATGTCGTAAACCGTTGTGGTAGTTGGGTTTTAACGGCTTACTGACAGTACTGACACTTGTTTTGTACCTTGTACTGTTCTTGTATATAGGTAGTAATTTTTAAAGTGTCAGTATTTTTTGTTTTTTGTGTTGTGTTTCCCTGTTATTCCAAGGGTTTCAAGTTATTGACGGTTGTATGACAGTCTCACTGTCAGGAGTGTCGTGATATTCATGTTCTTGACACTTCTGACAGTTGTTGACACTTGTTCTGTCATGTCGTAAACCGTTGTGGTAGTTGGGTTTTAACGGCTTACTGACAGTACTGACACTTGTTTTATGGGGTTTAATGTTCACAAATAGTTGTCGAGTATCGGGAAGTACCCTTTGAGCCTGCTTCTGTCATCGACTGGGATGTTCTGCGCGATGATGATGGTGTACGCGTTGGCTATGTCCAGTAGCTGCCCCAATAATGCGTTCCTGTCGTCCAACGCTGCACTTATCCGATATTCGGCATCTGCTATCGAATGCAGCTCTTTTGATTCCTGTGTGGTGTCCATGGTTTCTCTCCTCTTAGAAGTCGGGGTTGTCTTCACTGCCGGTCACCGGGCTTCCGGCGATCTGGCCGATCTGCTGGATGGTGACGCCGAGCAGCCCGGCGATCTCCTGATCCGTTTTGCCAAGTGACCTGAGTTGCTGGATCTGCTGGATGCTGGCCTGCGGCGCCTGGACGGGCGCCGGCTGCTGAGGCTGCTGCGGTGCCGTGGGCTGCTGCGGTGTGGGCGTCTGCTGCTGGTACTGCTGGACGGGCATCTGCGGCGGGACTTGCTGCTGGGGCTGGTACTGTCCCATGGGCTGCTGCGGGGGAGCGTACTGCTGCCGAGGTTGCGGCTGCTGCTGGGATGATTGCGCGGGTTGCTGGGGGAACTGTCCCACCGGCTGCT